GTTAAATCTGTAACATCAATTAACTGGACGCATTCAGCTGGAATGTGAACTAAATCTTTTCCTTTTGTTTCGTGCAACATAGATGTTCCAAAAATTATTTGATCTCTGGTTGCCATTTTTAAAGCAAACTCATTCATTTCATCAATTCGAGATTGAAGTTTTTGAATGTCCTGCCCATGAGACATGATTAGATCGTGTTTAATGTTTTGGTCTTTAATGAGTTCATCGTTTTCTACAAATAAATTTCTAACCGCTTCAACAAGATCAATATGGTCTTCGCTTATAGGATTTTTAATATTATAGTGAACCCATGCTCTGAGAGTTTCTAAATTCATTTAAACCCCAACATCTTACATAGATCGTTAAAATTATAGGTATAGTAGCCCGATTTTTCAGAATGCTTTTTCCATAATTCTGTCAATTGCTCTAACGTAAAACTTATTTCACCTTCTAAGACTTCGCGGACATCAATTCTTAAAATTCCTAATGGGTATCTTTTAAACGGAGCGTGTTCAAGAACCGTTAAAAGCCCCCTGTTTGCGTGACCATGCTGCAAAACAGTAAACTCCCTGCGCTCCACAGGCTTCTTAGGCTCTTCTTTCCTCACGTAAGTAACGCCGTCTAATACAATTTCGTCTGAGTGTTTCATTTATTATCCTCATACCATTCGTCTAGTTTTTGCTTTGAATCTCTAAAATCACAATCAAGTAGAACTGCAACAATTTGGATTCCCCATTTTTCTGCATATTAACATAATGCTGCAATTTCTGCTGGATTAAATAATTTTAATGTCTTAACATTTTGATATGGCAAACAATAGGTCCATAGGCGGGGTTCAGTCACAGTTTAGTTCAACTAATCAGCCGAGCAAACGTTCTGGCGGTGGTCAGCCGATTGCAGCACTTAGAAAGACGAGTGCAAAAGAGCTGGCAGAATTGTGCGAAATGATCTTGCATGCGAGTAAAGCGGAACTTGCGGCGGTGTTAAGCGATCCTAACACTTCGATGATCACGGTTAATTTGATCAGTGCGATCTTGGCAGATACGCAAAAGGGATTGACCTACACTTTGGATAAGTTGTTAGAGAGAGTTTATGGAAGGCCGAAGACTCAGATTGAGTTGTCGAGTGATCCTGATAATCCGATGAATTTTTCACCCGTACAAATACTTGTATCTTTGCCAGAGAACGGCAGAGGTAAAAAAGATGAATGAAATAAAAATAGGATCATTTTGGAAAAAAGTAATTAAAAAAGACGGATGTTGGGAATGGGCCGCATGTACCAATGAGAGTGGCTATGGCATTTTTCATACGGGTAAAAAAACTGATAGGGCACACAGAGTTTCTTGGATTTTGACTAATGGTGAAATACCTAGCGGATTATTCGTATGTCATAAATGCGACAACCCACCATGCACAAATCCCGATCATTTGTTTTTAGGTACAAATAAAGATAATGTTGATGACATGATAGCGAAAGGAAGGAATTCAAAGCCTCCAATGATGGCTGGGCACAATAGAATTGATTTACCGAAAGAATGCATTAACAAAATTGGTAAATTACCGGATTATATTTTAGCTAGAGAATTTAATGTTAGTAAATATTGTATTGCAAGGAATAGACGTAATTTAAACATACCATCTTACGCGATTTCAACTGGCAACAATGGAAAATTCTCAAAATGAATGGAACACCCAAGATGGAAGTAGAAAGGAATTTAATCGCACCCCAACCTGGAAATCAAAAACGATTCCTTGAAACACTTGCTGACCTAGCATTGTACGGCGGTGCGGCCTAGGTTGGTGGTGGGAAAAGTTATGCCTTACTTTTAGAACCATTAAGGCACTTCAACAATCCAAAATTTGGTGGAGTAATATTTAGAAGAAATTCTACACAAGTTAGAAATCAAGGTGGGTTGTGGGATGAGTCTACAGCACTGTATACACAACTTGGTGCAACGCCAAGGCAGTCATATCTTGAATGGCAATTTCCAAAAGGCGGTAAGTTAAAGTTTGCACATCTTGAAAATGAAAGTTCTGTTTATGATTGGCAAGGGAGCCAGATTGCTTTTTTGGGATTCGATGAACTTTGTCACTTTTCTGAAAAACAATTTTTTTATATGCTATCAAGGAATCGATCGATGTCAGGAATTCCAGGATATGTTCGTGCGACTTGCAATCCAGATGTGGATTCATGGGTACGAAAGTTTATTGATTGGTGGATTGGGGAAGATGGATTTCCCATTAAGGAACGGGCTGGGGTTTTGCGTTGGTTTATTCGAGTTGAAGATGAAATCATGTGGGCGGATAGTAGGGAAGAGTTATTACAAAAATATGGATCTGACGTTCTCCCAAAATCATTTACATTCATACCATCGACAATTTATGACAATAAAATTTTACTACAAAGTGATCCTTCGTATTTAAGTTCTTTGAAATCTCTCTCCAGAGTTGAGAGAATGAAGTTACTGGAGGGTAATTGGAATGTTAGGTCTGCGGCTGGGCAATATTTTCAGAAATCTTGGTTTCAAGTTGTGGATGCTGCACCTGCGAATCCGCTCATGACGATTCGATATTGGGATAGGGCCGCGACTAAACCCAATGAGAGCAACAAGGACCCCGATTGGACAGTTGGCGTTAAGTTGTCGCGTTACATGGACGGTACTTGGTTGATCACAGACATTGCAAAGATTCGCGATACTCCAATGGAGGTTGAAAAGTTCGTAAAGAACATCGCCTCTCAAGATGGATATACGGTTTGGGTAGGAGTGGAGCAAGATCCTGGTAGTGCAGGGGTTGCGGATGCCCAGAACTTCGTGAGATTATTAGCGGGATACAATATTAGGGTTAGAAAGCCATCGAAGGACAAGGTTACTCGCGCATTACCACTATCTGCACAATGCGAACATGGTAATGTGAAGTTATTGCGGGGATCTTGGAATGATAGTTTTTTAAATGAAGCGGAAAATTTTCCAGATGGTAATCACGACGATCAAATTGATGCGTCATCGGGAGCTCTAAATGAGCTTGCAACAGGAATTTCGATTTTAGATGTTTTGTGAGAGGAACATATGGCTAAAAAAGTAGAGAAAAAAGTTAAAAAAGAGATTAAGCCGGTAATTAATGCGGCCGAATCTGGTCCTAGAAGGCCAGGGTTGGGTGAAAATACCATATTTAATGGCCTTTCTGAGGCAATTATGGGGTTTAATCCGGGCGGAATTGGCACTCCACTAGACCAAACAGACACCATTTTCCTCAATAATCGGTGGTATTTGATCTCTAATATGCGCCAAGTTTTATCAGAGGTGTATGCAGAGCATGGTTTGATTCAGACCGTTGTCGATGTTCCAGTAGATGATGGTCTCCGCGGTGGGGTTGAAGTTCGTACTAAACAACTATCAGAGCGTCAGATTCAAGATTTGCATGCAACAATGGAGCGTCAAGACGATGTGAACACGGTCGGACAGGCGTTGAAATGGAATCGCCTCTATGGCGGCGCGGGTATCGTGATTTTGACCGATCAAGATCCGATGGAACCACTCGATATTTCAAAGATCAACAAGAACACCCCACTTGAGTTCCGCGCGGTCGATATGTGGGAATTGTTTTGGGATAAACAAAATACTGAAGGATACGATCCTGCCATTCAAGAACAGAACTTTGAGTTCTTCTCTTACTATGGAACCAAGTTACACAAATCTCGCGTAATGCGCATGAAGGGCATTACCCCACCAAGTTTCATTCGCCCAAGACTTCGCGGTTGGGGTCTGTCTATCGTTGAACCACTCGTTAGATCCATTAATCAGTATTTCAAAACTAATGATCTTTGCTTCGCGGTACTTGATGAATTTAAGTTAGATATTTTTAAGATCAAGAATCTTTCTACTACTTTGATGAGCGATACAGGAACCGCGGCAGTACAGAAGCGTGTTCAATTAGCCAATCAACAGAAGAACTATCAAAATGCGATCACAATGGATTCTGAAGATGATTACATTCAGAAGCAATTATCGTTTTCTGGTATTGCAGAGATACTTGAACAGATTCGGATCCAAATTGCTGGAGATCTTCGTATGCCGATCACCAAGATTTTTGGTATCGCATCTCAAGGATTCAATTCTGGTGAAGACGATATTGAGAACTATAATTCAATGATCGAATCAACAATTAGATCAAAGTGTAAATACGATGTTCTTAGAATCATTGAAATCAGATGTATGCAGATGTTTGGGATGATCCCAGATGATCTACAAATCTTTTTCAAGCCACTTCGCATGTTATCAGCAGAACAAGAAGAGAACGTGAAGACCAAAAAATGGGAA